GTTTGTACGGGGTGCGATCTGCCGGATTCATATATGCTGTGCGCCCGGGCATACAGGAAAAGCAACCATGGTGAATGTACTTTTTTTATTGGAAAAAAACCAGTTGAACTGATTCAGATACCTGCCGGTACTGAATGGATGACATATGTGCGTGAGAAGGGTAATGCACTGAAGCTTCCTGTCAGGGTTGCAATGTTTACGCTACCTAACGGGAGCGTGGCTGCAATCCATGTTGCGTCAGACAGATATGTTTCGTCCGCAGAGGCGCTTGCCGCCTATCTTAAACTGGTAGAGTACCAGTTATAGGTTTCACGGGAGGCTGTTACCGCTTGCGAGATAGATCATCAGGAATTAAAAGAAAAAACTCTAAGCAACATGAAATCCAGTCTGTTGCTTAGAGCATGCAAATGCATATTCGTTACGCTACTAATGTAAAGGAACTGTAAATATCCTGTATGGGAAATATCTCATAAAAAGGGGGGGCTTTGATTAACATCCATATCAGGTAAAACAAACCACCAGCTTATGCTGGTGTTTTTTTATGCGCCTCGTACGTGCCTCAATAATTAAGGTGTCACTATGGTTGAAAGCCCAATGCAACGGCCATATCCGCCACTTCTGTTTATCGATAACCCGGACTTCAAACCTTACATCCGACTTATCCCTGCTGACGGCGTCCATGATTGGCTGCACTCACACATAATCAGCGAAGAGGGTATGTTGCATAACCCTGACCATTTCCATCTACTGGAAGCTGACATCGTCTTCATGTGGGCTTCGAATGCATTCACGAAGAAGGGGCGAACGGTACTGGGCCAGTGCGAAGAGGTGATGATTCGCGCTGGTGGATGGCAAAAGGCCCGGATGGAACAACAGATGTACGAATGGTTCGGTCGTATACCGGATTTCATCATCACCCTGGCGGCTGATTACTGCGCTCAGTGTTCCGATCTTGAGTTCTGCGCGCTGGTGGAGCATGAGCTGTACCACATTGCACAGGAAACTGATGAATTCGGTGCGCCGAAATTCTACCGGGACAGTGGATTACCCAAACTAAAACTGCGCGGCCACGATGTGGAAGAGTTCGTTGGCGTCGTTCGCCGCTATGGAGCAAGTCACGATGTGCAACAACTGGTGGACGCAGCAAACAGGCCTGCGGAAGTAGCTCACCTTGATATCGCCAGGGCGTGCGGGACGTGCATGCTTAAACTGGCTTGATTACCTGGACTGACCTGGACGAATGGTGAATTATGGCGGCTCTAAAAAATGATGTGAAAGCCTACATAGTTCAGGCGCTTGCGTGCTTCGATACTCCCTCTCAGGTTGTTGAGTCTGTCCAGGCAGAATTTAAGGTAAAGATTACCCGCCAGCAGGTCGAAGCCTACGACCCCACGAAGGCCAGTGGAAAAGCGTTAGCGTCGCGCTGGGTAGAAATGTTCAACGCCACCCGCACCCGTTTCCAGAATGAGATCGCCGACATCCCGATCGCCAACAAGGCGTACCGGTTACGAGCGCTCGACCGAATGATGACGAAGGCAGAGACAATGCGGAATATGGCACTGGCAGCGTCACTGATTGAACAGGCCGCCAAAGAGTGCGGTGATGCCTACACAAACAAACATAAATTCGAGCATTCCGGGCCTAACGGTGGCGCTATCGAGACGATCACCATGAGCAAAGAGGAATACAAATCCGCAAGGCAGGAGATGATGGAGGATGACGACTGCTGAGCAAAAGGCATTTGCCCGTAAGGTCGAATGCGAAGAGGATGGGTTGTACTACGCGCGTTATTTCTTCAAACAGCGCACCGGCGGCAAGATGATTGTCGCACCGCATCACAAAGTTATTCAGCAGACGCTGAACCGCGTTATAGATGGTGAGATAAAGCGCCTGGTCATTAACGTTCCGCCTGGTTACACCAAAACAGAACTGGCAACCATTAACATGATGGGACGGGGGCTGGCGCTGAACCGGCGCGCCCGTTTTATGCATCTCTCGTACTCCCACCAGCTGGCGCTACTGAACTCATCGACTGCACGCGGCATGGTCAAATCGCAGGCCTACCAGTCAATGTGGCCGATGGCGTTGCGTGACGATGCGGACAGTAAGGCGATGTGGTGGAACGAATATGGCGGCGGGGTTTACGCGTCGTCAGCTGCCGGGCAGGTTACCGGCTTTCGTGCCGGACACATGGAGCCAGGCTGGCAGGGCGCGCTGATTATCGATGACCCGGTAAAACCAGATGATGCCTACAGCGAGACTGTTCGAGATGGCGTGAATAACCGCTTTAACGAAACCATCAAATCACGTCTGGCCGTAGAAACAACGCCGATGATTGTGATTATGCAGCGTATCCACTATCACGACCTCAGTGGATACCTCCTGCGCGGTGGCTCCGGTGAAATGTGGCATCACCTGAATCTGCCGGTGATTATCGATAACAGCCAGGCGTATTCGGCGCAATATCCGGAAAACACCCACGCTATCCCTGTTGATCATGGTCTGCCTGACGGCTGGCTCTGGCCGTTCAAGCACAACGAGACACACCGCGTATCGCTGTTCTCGCACCGGCGAACTGCCGAGGCGCAATACATGCAGAAGCCCCGCAAATTTAACGCGGAGGGCGCACTGTGGACTGAGGCGATGATTAGCGCCGCGCGCGACCTGCAGATCCGCTTTGATAAGGTTCGTACGGTTATCGCTATTGATCCGCAGGCCACGAACAGCGATGAAAGCGACGAAACCGGGATTGTGGCCGCCAGCGCATACGGTGCTGGTGATAAAAAACAGTTCTCTGTTGATGGCGATTACAGCGCCAAATACTCACCGGCTGGCTGGGCTAAAAAGGCTATGTGGGCATATGAAGAACATGGCGCTGATGCCATCGTTATCGAAACGAACCAGGGCGGCGATATGGCGGAGGAAACACTGCGTAACGCCGGGTTCAAAGGCCGCATTATTCGTGTTCATGCCAATAAAGGGAAATTCGCCCGCGCTGAACCGATATCCGCGCTCTACGAACAGGGGCGCGTAGCCCATCACGGCAATCTCTATCTACTGGAAAACCAGTTGATGGAATACGTGCCAGCTACTGCCAAAAAGTCACCCGACCGACTGGATGCCGCTGTGTATGCGCTGACTGAACTTGGTGGAGTTCAGGCAATTGGCATGATGATCCCGAAACGCCTCAGATAATTTACGGACCCTGCATGAATAAAAATCTTCAGCTGGCCGTCAACCATGCGTTGAACGATGCCAGGCTTGCGCGCGCCCGTATGATGGCCGCCAACCCAACCATGGGACTGGATACAAAACGCAGCACAGCGTGGTGCGAGTACGGCTTCAAAGACGACATTACCTTCGATGACCTCTACAGCCTTTATCGTCGCGGCGGTCTTGCCCATGGCGCAGTCAAAAAGCTGATCGGCGCGTGCTGGCAAAGCAACCCGGAAATTATCGAAGGCGATGAGCAGGACGAAACCCGCAAAGAAACAGCCTGGGAACGCAAGGCTGCGACCGTATTAACCCATCGTTTCTGGCGCTCTTTTGCAGAGGCTGATTTACGGCGGCTGGTGGGGCGTTACTCCGGCATTCTGCTGCATGTCCGGGACGGCAAAGACTGGAACCTGCCTGTAACCACAGGGCGAGGACTGGAGAAAATTACCGTTGCCTGGGCGGGAACAATTCAGGTTAAGGACTGGGATACAGGTCTTAACTCCCGTACCTACGGCCAGCCGAAAATGTGGCAGTACATCGAGCAACTGGCGAACGGTGCTACCCGGCGTGTGGACGTGCATCCGGATCGCGTTTTTATTCTGGGTGATTATTCTCCCGATGCTATCGGGTTTCTTGAGCCTGCCTATAACGCTTTCGTAAGCCTTGAGAAGGTGGAAGGCGGCTCCGGTGAATCATTCCTGAAGAATGCCGCCCGTCAGTTGAGTATCAGCTTCGATAAAGAAATCGACTTCAACAACCTGGCATCGCTCTATGGGGTAAATGTTGCGGAGCTCCAGGAGAAGTTCAATGAAGTCGCTGTGGAGATTAACCGGGGCAACGATGCGCTGCTGACGACACAGGGCGCAGCTGTCACGCCGCTGGTAACCACCGTAGCCGATCCCGGCCCGACCTATGACGTAAACCTGCAGACGGCTGCCGCCGCGCTGGATATCCCGACCAAAATCCTCGTTGGCATGCAAACGGGCGAGCGAGCGAGCACCGAAGACCAGCGTTACTTCAACGCGCGCTGCCAGTCCCGCCGGGGCGATTTGTCATTCGATATTGAAGACCTGTGTGACAAGCTGGTGGATCTGGGCATTCTCGACGCGGTAGGGCAGAAAGCGGTTATCTGGGATGACCTGAACGCAAGCACTGACGCCGAGAAGCTGGCAGCAGCCAAAACCATGGCGGAAATTAACAGCGCCTTGATCGCCACTGGCGAACAACCCTTCACCGGTGAAGAAATTCGCGTCGCTGCAGGGTATGAGGGCTCGCCTGCACCGCTGGGGGAAGACGATGAAGAAGAGGAAAACGAAACCTCCGATTCTGCCGGGAAATCTTAACGACCCCACTGGTGCAGACCGCCTCGAGCGCGGTGCGATTAACGAGTTCGGCAAACGGATAAGGCGAATCGCAAAAGCGTACCAGGACATTCTCGACCGCATTCCCGCATCACCTGCTGTAAACCTTCGCTACGCATTCGACCTGGACACCTCACTGTTACCAATGCTTCTCAGCAATGCCTCGGTGATGGTTGATGAAATCCTCTTTGGTGGCAGCGAGACCGATTTCTGGTTTTGGCGGGATTACGTCAGACAGGGATATCAGCGCGGCACGGCTCAGGAATTTGCCAGCCTGTCGCAGCAGTCGCCGGTCTATGCCGCCGGGCGTGAAAGTCTCCAGCAACTGTTGCTGAGCGATCCCTATCAGCGCCGCCTGCTGCTGGTGAGAACCCGCGTGTTTGAGGAGATGAAAAACCTCAGTGCGCGGATGAAATCGGATATGGCGCGCATTCTGACCGATGGCATGGGGCGGGGGCAAAACCCACGGGAAATTGCGAAACGTCTCACCAGCCAGACCGGGATAGAACTCAGCCGGGCTAAGCGTATTGCCCGCACGGAAATACCGACGGCGCTGCGACGGGCCCGGTGGGATGAAACGGATGATGCCGAAGCACAATATGGCATTACAACACGTCTTTTGCACCTTTCAGCGTTCAGCCCGACAACGCGGCGTAAACATGCGCTTCGTCACGGGCATCTCTACACCACCGAAGAGGTTCGCGACTGGTACAGCGTCGACGGCAACGCGATTAACTGTAAGTGCACGCAGGTTGCTGTGCTGGTTAACGCCAGCGGTCAGCCGCTTAACCCGAACATCATTGATATGGCTAAAAAGCGCCTGGAGAAAGCGCAGAAAGCCGGACTCATCGCCAACCACTGCGACTGCGGCCATCACAGAGCCGCGTAACCGCGAGACATCACCATGACCATGCAAGTAAATGTCACCACCCGCGTGAACAGCCAGTCCATCCGCCGGGAGGTTCACAACGGGCGCGATCATCTGATCCTGCCCAGTTACACGCTGCCGGCCAATGTCGTCATGAACGGCGGACTGTACTCTGCCAGCGAAATCGATGCGCACTATGCGGGCCTTGAGGGGACGCTGGCACCGCTCGGTCACCCGCAGGTAAACGGTCAGTTTGTGTCGGCCTTCTCGCCTGAAGGGTTGAATGTCGGGTTCGTCGGCGCGTGGAACCGCAACGTTAAAAAAGCCGGGAATCGTATCTACCTGGAGAAATGGGTGGATGTGAACAAGGCCAGCGAATCTGAAGGTGGCCGGGAACTCCTCGATCGCGTGGCAGCTATTGAGCGCGGCGAGGACGTGCCGCCAATTCACACCAGTGTGGCGGTGTTTCTTGACCAGCTCGAACCCAATGAAGAACAGAAGGCGCTGGGTGCCGAGTGGGTGGCAAAAATCCACGGCATGGATCACGACGCCATTCTGCTGCACGAAGTCGGTGCGGCCACACCCGCGCAGGGCGTTGGCCTGATGGTGAATGCCGACCTCGCCACGCCAATAAAAGCCAACTCCGGCGCGCTGGTGGGCGAATCCTTCCGGGAGCGTGAACAGCGCCTCGACCGGGCAGCAAAAGCAAAGTTCGCCCCAGGCGAGAACGAATATGCCTGGGTGGCTGACTTCACTGATTCGCAGGTGGTGATTATTCGCAATGGCGGAAGCGCGCAGGTTTACGGCTACACCTCTGACGGCGGAAAAATCACCTTCGACGACACCGGAACGCCGGTTGCCCGCCAGGAGTCCTGGGTCACCGTTGTAACCAACAAAGTTAAATCCCTTTTCACACCGCAGGATAAGCCTGCAACCAACCATCAAACGGAGGGCGACATGCCTTTAACCACTGAAGATACAGAACTGCTTCGCAAAATCGTTGGTGAGGCCATCGCCGCTAATAACGACGCGACCATTAAGCCACTGAGCGAAAGCATTGCAGCAATTCAGACTAACCAGCAGCAGCTCGCTGAAACCCTGACCGCTAACTCCCGTGCCGAAGAAGCAACGAAGCGCGCGGCGGTTGCGAAAGTTCACGGCGAGATCGTCGCGAACGCGCTGTCAGGTGACGCACTGGATGCGATGTTCAAAAATCTGGGCGAAGCCGCACCGCTGGGTACTAACTCCGCGCAGGCGCAAACCGAAACCGGCGCACCTGATCCGGCCACTTACTTCAAATAAGGGAAACGCCAATGCCACGTTATCGTCGCGTTAATATCGACGGGGAATCGCTCTACAAGACGGAAACCCGAAAACTTGCCGCGTCCCTGAACCCGGGGACGTTTGTTGTCATCAATGCCAGCAATCTGTTTGCACAGGCCTCTGCGCCTGTGGGACGCATGTATGTGCTGGATTGCGCTTATCACGAAGGGCTTGGAATTACCGATACGATCCCGTCCGGTCATTCGTGTGTAGGTAATTACCTGGAAGAAGGGCGTGAATTCGCTGTTCGTGTGGCTGCAGGTGCCTATAAAAAAGACCAGCCAATTACGGTTGTTGCAGGTCAGGCCGCTGCCGTTCCTACCGCTGCGGGTACCTATCAGGTCATCGGTTACTGCCAGGATGACGTCACCACCACGGCGGTTGACTTCATCCGCATCCGCGCGCGCGCTTCCAGCGTGACCGTTGCTTAAGGAGAGCATCAATGTATTTTTCTGCTGAAACACTGGCGACCAATAGCCGCCTGCGCACGCACTGGAATGAGCTGTGGGCTAACCGTAACATGTGGGATGCCCAGCATCGCGCCATGATGGCGGTAAACCGTAATCTCATGACGCCTGAAATGCTGGCGGCGAATGCCCTGGCTGGTGACGGTCTCGGTCGTGAATTCTGGGCTGAAATCGACCGACAGGTCATCCAGCTGCGCGATCAGGAAATCGGAATGGAAATTGTCAGCGACCTGATGGGTGTACAGACGGTATTGCCGATTGGCAAGACTGCCAAGCTGTATAACGTTGTTGGTGACATCGCCGATGATGTGCAGGTTAGTCTGGACGGTCAGCCACCTTTTTCTTTTGACCACACCGAATACGGCAGCGACGGTGACCCGATCCCCGTTTACACCGCGGGCTATGGTGTGAACTGGCGTCTTGCTGCGGGCCTCAATACCGTCGGTATTGACCTGGTGCTGGATTCGCAACTGGCGAAGATGCGCAAGTTCCATAAACGTCGCGTTAAAGGCTATCTCGACGGTAACCCGACCATTCAGGTGCAGAACTATCCGGCCCAGGGCATGCGCAACCATCGTAATACCGCCAAGATTAACCTCGGTTCCGGTGCTGGTGGAGCGAATATCGACCTGTCTGCGGCAACGCCGGCGCAGCTACTGGCATTCTTCGGCCCAACAGGACCGTTTGGCATCACCGCCCGCGCCAACAAAGTCACTGCGTACGATGTGCTGTGGCTGAGCGCTGAAATCATGGCGAATCTGTCGAAGCCGTACACCATTGAAGTTGGCAGCGGCGCGAACGCCGTTATCAGCGGCAATGTCCTGGATGCCATCCGCAAATTTATGCCGGTGAAAGATATCCGCCAGACTTATGCACTAACCGGTAATGAATTCCTGGCGTATGAACGTCGTCAGGATGTGATCACGCCGCTGGTAGGGATGGCGGTCGGGGTGGTTCCGTTGCCTCGTCCGATGCCACAGAGCAACTACAACTTCCAGATTATGTCTGCAGAAGGTTTGCAGATTAAACGCGATGACGATGGCCTGTCCGGCGTTGTCTACGGCGCAAATCTGGCTTAAGGAGAAATTATGCCGAAGTTTGAAGTCATACGTGGCTGGCATGGCGTTAAGGTTGGGGATGTGCTGGTTCTGGATAAAGTTCATCCAGCGCTGGAATCTCATCTTCGCCTGATGCAGGGGGAAGCGGGCGGTGAACTTACCCCGGCAACACCGGGCGCGGGCACTGATGTGAAATCCCGTAAAGAAATCATTGCTGAACGCCTGAAAGAACTGGGGATCGAGTTCAAAGGCAATCTGGGTGCGGAAAAGCTTTCGGAGCTGCTGCCGCCTGGCGAGCTTGAAAACCTGTTCCCTGCTGAATAACCGCCGCGAAAGCGGTTTTTTTATGCCCCGTTCCGGCGGGGCGTCTTATTTCAGGAGTCTGTCATGGTCACACAGGAACAGGCACAGCAGTACCTGACCGGGCAGGGCATCGCTTTACCCGACTTCGTGCTGGCGGCGCTGATTGACCAGGCCAACGGCATTGAAGAATGCCTGGTACTTCATTATCCGGCATCGACAGTGCTGCTTATCCAGCTGTACCTGCTTGCGCTGATGGGGCTGGGGCAGGGTGATAAATACCTTACCAGCCAGACCGCACCCAACGGCGCTTCGCGTTCATTCCGGTATCAGTCGTTTTCTGACCGCTGGAAAGGGGCGCTGAGCCTGCTGCGCGGACTGGACAAATATGGTTGCGCGACGGCACTTATCCCGCCCGATCCGACTGCCGCGCCAGCATTTGCGGGGATTTGGGTCGGTAAGGGTGGCTGTATGTGCAACGGGGGCCGATAATGGCCTGGGTATCGGTGAAACAGCGTCTGCCGGAGCCGTTCATTAAGGTCTGGGTCATGACAGACAGCGGCAGGAAGGCCACCGGCTACGTCAAAAGTAACGGTGAATGGTTCATCTTTTGCCGTGAGGTAGCCGCCGGGAACCCTGAAGTGATCAGCTGGGAGGAGTCATGAGCGCTACAGCGAACTGGGTATATACCAACCTCGCGACCATTTACCCGCGCACGTACGATGACTGGAAGGGTATCTGGCTGACCGGCACACCGTATCTTATCGACTGCACATGGGAGATAGACCAGGAACAGGCGGTCGATGATGCTGGTGCCGAGTTCACCACTAACCTGATTATCTCCACCGAGCTGAAGCACAACGGCGCAGATGTCCGCAAACCGCTGCGTAACGACTATGTCGCAGTGGGTGATACAACCGCCGAGCCGGACCCGGTAAAAGCGAAAGGTGATGTGATCCGTGCGGTCAGGATGTGGGATATGTCGTTTTTCGGCGAGGAACCCGACTACAAAATTCTGACCTCTGACCGTAATTAGCCCGGTGCCTGATAACTACAGGAGACAACGCTATGCCCGTTAAAGGTATCAAACGTGTTCAGTTAAACATGGGCAATGTGATTGGAAACATCGCCGGGGCAGTGACAGAAAAGGTTATCACCGAAGTTATGATCGTCGGCTCCGGTTACGCAGCACAGATAACCCCAATTCATACCTCCACGCTGGTGAACAGCATGTATCGCGAACTGAAGCCAGAGCCGGGTGGCATGACCGGGCGGGTCGGCTATACCGCAAGTTATGCCGCCCGGGTGAATGCGGCCGGTGGCACGTTAAAAGGCAAGCCCCGCCCGGACGGCAGCGGTAATTACTGGGATCCGGATGCAGAGCCTGATTTTCTGCGTAAAGGGTTTGAGCGCGACGGCATAGCCGACATCAAAGCCACCATACAACGAGGCTACAAATTATGACGCGAAGCGAGGTTTTTGACGCGTTACGCGCCTGGCTGCAGAGCCACGGTTTTGATACCGGCTACCGCGTACAAAAGCGGTTCTGGGTCGAGGTGGAAGATTCACAAAACGATCGCTATCTCGTTATCCAGCAGCAGGGCGGTGGCGCGGCAGAAGAGGCCATCACCCGCGACTACTTCCGCTTCATCCTGCTGACCGGGCAGAACGACGCCGATGTTGATGCGGTGGAGAACACCGCCGACGCCATCCGCCAGGCCATGCTCGATGACCACCACACCGAATGCATCATCTCAATGCAGCCAGTCGGGGGCGTTCCCGCCTTCCGCACCGAAGAGGGCCGCTGCGCCTTCGAAATTAACTTCCAGACCATTATTTCCCGATAATACGGAGTAACACATATGACTTGTGAATCAGGTGCATTCACGGGGCGCGACGTCGTCGTTTATTTTGCGATTGGTTGCCCGGAGGTTCAGCCCACGCTGAGCCAGTACAAGCGCCTCGGCATGATGCGTGGCAAAACAACCGGCGTTGAATGGGAAACCGCAGACGCCACCGCTGACCAGAGCGCGGCGTATACCCAGGAGAATCTGGTCACGTATAAAAACGTATCCTTCTCCGGTGACGGCGTAAGCCGCAAGGAAGCGATCTACGGCCAGAAAGAAATGAAGCGCCATGTTTATAACCCGCCCGGAGAAACCAGCAACCAGCCCTACGTGTGGCTGAAAATCATCTCGCCGTTCGATATCACAGAAGGCCCGTTCCTGGTAACGAGCTGGCAGGATGAATCACCGCATGATGATGTGGCCACGTGGTCGATTGAAGCCTCCAGCGCCGGGCTGGTGGATGTCCGCGACGTCGGCGCGGTCATTAACATCACCTCCCAGCCGCAGAACCGCACCATCACCACCGGCAGTACGCTGACGCTTACCACAGCGGCGACCGTGACAGATGGTTCAGCGCTGACGTATCAGTGGAAGAAGAACGGCACGGATATCAGCGGCGCCACGTCAGCTACCTACACCAAAGCCAGCGCGGTGGCGGGGGATGCCGGCTCTTACACCTGCCAGGTTTCATCGCCCACCGCCGGTACAGTCACCACGAGCCCGGCAACCGTTGTGGTCAACGCGTCTTAACTGACAGGGGCGAAAGCCCCTTTGAGGTTTTATGCAGGCAATTACCGATATCGGCCAGGCGGAAATACGCGCCGGTGGCCGGAGAATATTCCTCAACCCTTCGTTTCTTGCGATGTCGCGCATTGGCACACCGGAAGAGATTGTCGCAGCATTCGTGACGGTACACGGCGGACATTATCCTGAACACCGGATCAGCGATGCTGAAGTGATGCGCAGTATCCAGGCGCGCTGTTTTGCCGACATGGTTGTTACCGCAGCGAAGGTTGTGCAGGCGGCCAGTGATGATGACCTCCGCCAGATGATCGGTGTTTGCTCAGTCACAGCAAAAGGCAAGTTATCGTATCGCCCCGGCCTGTTGCCGGTATCACACATCATCCAGCTGGCGCGCCATCTCATCCGCCATGGGGTTGTGGGCGACCAGCCGCAGGAAGCCGCCAGCAAAGGTGAAGGCGAATACTCGGGGAAATTCGATGCCCGGTCTTTCGTTTATCTGGCTGTGGCACACCTGGGCATGAGCGAGTCCGATGCCTGGAACATGACCATGACCAGCTTTCGTGCTGCGATGAACGCTAAATATCCGCAGAAGGAAGCCGCAAAAATCCCGACCGAGCAGCATTACGATGAGGCTATGGACTGGGCAGAGAAAATGTTTGCACTCGATGCGCAGCGGAACGGGCTGCACTAATGATTACTGCTTGTATTACATAGTATCGCAAGTAAGCATCTCAGCACCATGGCTGACGACTTCCTGGCAAAGCAGGCGGCACGGCAGGCGCAGGGTTAGCAACCAACAGGATTGGAAATAGTGGGTAGGGCAAAAATTTAGCCGTTGAGTTGTTACGGCACTAATACCAATTGATATCAACCTGACATTGATCTGATATGACTTCTGGTATTAAACTAACCTTAAATCGCAGAAGCGATAAAGGGGGAAGTATGAAACAGAAGCGTGAAGTAAAAAGTACCGACCAGCAGCGTCGTACCGTGCGCCGTTCTGCCGACTACAAAGCACGACTGAGTGCAGCTTCCAGCCTTCTTGCTGAAAAAATGGAAGAGAAGCGCAACGAATGGGCTTTAAAATAAGTCGTTCTCAGGCACTTGCCAATGTCATATCTCAGTACCCAATTACTGAGCTACCAATTGAAGAATTTGAAACTTACAAGCGGGAATCTATCGAATATGATGATGTTCCCGCTCCCGCTATACATGTCCAGTTAGAGTATCCTGCGCACATTGAAACCATTGGTCGAGACAAGTTAATGGAGCGGCCTGTCGAGGCGCGAGGAGAAGAATTGCATCACGTTCACATCTGGCAGGAAGGTTGCTGCTGGGAGGATGAGGACGGCCTGTTAGTGCAATGGGCCTCAACCAGTAACAGTTACGTGGTCTATTCGTACTTTATTGACAGAGATAGCGATCACCACTTTTTCGTGATTGATTATTGCCAGGATGAGGCCCATGTCCTCATTGAGGACGCTGCTCAGGTAGCTGAGTGGACCAGGCAAGCGAAAGAATTCAGACTTCAAAACATTTAACCCACCACTCGGTGGGTTTTTGCTTTCTGGGTTACTTCTCACGAGTAACCCGCTTCGGCGGAGTTTTCGTCAATTGACGACTGAGATCAAAAAATCATTCCTGCCCGTTGCTCTGACGTCCTCCGCTGTTAGCATTAGAGACTACCTTTTGATGATGGGGATAAGGACGTGAAGAAATTTTTGTTTGCGGGTGTGCTCTCTCTCTTTCTACTGGGATGTGCTCAAGAACGTCCTTTGGCGTCATATGACGATATAGGGCTTTGTACGCTCAAAGGGCAGGCAATGGGCTACGGAAATACTGAAATTATGCCGAGAATACAATCGGAGTTTGCTCGCCGCGGCGAGCTTAATATAAGTAAAGCAGACTGCGATACCTATATTCAAACAGGTCAGCAGGATGCACGAGTAAAAATGAAAACCAGTGGCAGCATAATTCAGCAATCACAACAATCTATGACTACGAACGCTATACAAAATCTTTGAAGTGTTTAACAGAAAGCCTCATTCAAGCCCGCTTAAAAGCGGGTTTTTTATTACCTGGAGAAAATGAAAATGTCCGAAAACGTTGGTGAGATTGTTTATATCATCCGCGCTGATACTGCACAGCTTCTTACTGCCGGTCGCAATGTCGTCGATATGACGAATGATCTCCAGAGTAATTTTGATGATACCGATGAATCAGCGGATAACCTGAATACGACACTGTCGAAACTCGCAGCAACGATCAAGTTAATCTTCGCCGCTGGGGCGTTGCGTGAGATGGCAAAAATGGTGCAGAGCTATCAGGAGATGGCCGAGCGCGTTCAGATGGCGACATCAAGTCAGGCTGAATTTGAAAGCGTTCAGAGGCGCTTACTTAATACAGCTAACGGGACTTATCGATCTTTAGCAGAGGCCCAGGAGCTTTATATTCGAAGCGCCGACGGTCTGCGCAGCATGGGTTATTCCACTGAACAGGCTATCGATGTCCAAGACTCTATGTCTTATGCTTTCGTTAAGAACGCCACCAGTGCGGACCGGGCCGAGTCAGCTATCAGTGCATTCACCAAAGCGATAAACACCGGGAAAGTTTCCGCCGATCAGTGGGAGTCCATCACTACCGCCATTCCAACCGTAATAAACGACATTGCGAGCGCCAGCGGGAGAACGGCAGGGGAAATACGTGCGCTGGGTGCAGCAGGCAAACTGACAGCTTCAGACCTTAGTGAAGGGTTGCGGCAATCTCTTGACGACAACACCGCAGCGGCGGCTGGAATGTCTAACAATCTTACCGATGCTGGCGTGAGGATGAAAACGGCCTTTACCGAAGTTTTGGTGGCAATCGAGGACCAGACAGGAGCGTTACAAACCTTTACTAACGGATTAATCACTGCCGCCGACAAAATCCTTGAGTTCGGGCGAGACTCCGAAGAAATGGCTGGCTTTATTGATACAGCAACCATCGCCGCAAAGGCTTTCGCGCTTGTGCTGGCTGGACGATATGCTGGTGCCTTAAAAGCGGGTATAGCCGGTAAAGTTCAGAATATCGTCGCAAACCGCCAGATGATTACCGCTGAAAACCAGGCTGCTCAGGCGGCTCTCTTCTCAGCAAATGCCACGCAGCGCAGATCGCTCGCTGATAAAGAGGCCGCGGTTTCTGCGCTAAACCTCGCCCAGGCTGAATATAATGTCGCAAGAGGTAGTGCGGCGGAAATGCTGGCGCTTGATAACCTCATCGCTGCAAAAACAAGGGCAACCGCAGCATCTATCGCATTGGCTGAGGCAGAGACGGCTCAGGCGGCAGCTACTGCGCGAGCCTCAGCTGCGGCAAGCGCTGCATCTGTTGGCGTTGGGCTAATGCGTGGGGCGCTCTCTCTTTTTGGCGGGCCAACTGGTGTCGCGATGATCGCGGCAGGAGCATTGCTTTACTGGTGGCAAAGCGCGAAGCAGGCTAAGGAGGAAGCGATCGCTTTCGCTGATGGTCTGGATAAACTCAATGGCTCAATGAAGTCCATGAGCAATACCCAGCTACGCGGTGCGATAGCCGATGCAAATATAGCTTTAAAAGGACAGCAAGAAGCAGTATCTGATCTGACGGGTGAAATAAAAGATCTCACTGCCAAGCGTGATGATTACATTGCAAAAGGAAAGCAATTTGGCACAACTGCGGAGCAAGGTAACGGGCTACTACAAAACGCCGCTAAGCTGACTGACCAGATCAACCAGAAGGAACGCGATCGTGCGGAAATCCAAGAGAAACTAACCCGCACCACCCAATCGCGTAATGACATGGAGTCCACGCTTAATAACAACATGCTCACCTCTATGGGTATTCATCAACAGCTAATTGAAAAAGGAACCATCCTTGAACAAGTTCAGGGGGCTGTAGCCAGAGCATTTGGAAATACCGCCGACGAAATAAATCGTGCCAATCAGGCGGGACAAAACTTCAATCCCAGGTCTTTGCAAATATCGCCACCGACAGAAGATGGTGATAAGTACATTCTCAGCCTGGAAGAGGAAAACCGACTACTTAAAATCAAGGATGAGCGCGTCAGGGCAATTACCAGAGCTGAAATAGAGCAATCAAAGAAGACCAATAACAGTAATCAGATAGAAGCTTCGAAGCGACTGGCCGGCGAAAACTACGACCTGAAACAGGCTGAAGAAGCCAGACGTAAGGCGCAGCAACAAAGCGAACAGCAAGGCAAGAGTGCAGCCTCTCAGATGGAGGCCAACAATCAAAGAATTGCTGATTATAAACAGCGTGCTGAAACGGCTTCGGCAGCAACCAGTGACCTTACCCGTGAGATGGCAATGCTTAAGGCAGAGCAATCTCTGAATAAAAGCGCTACTTCCGAGCAGGTTGCTGAGATAAGAAAATATGCCGCCGCAGAATGGGATGCAGCTAACGCTGTTAAACAGCGACAGCAGGCTGAGCAGGGGAGGAAATTTGCTGAGCAGGAAATCGCAGCCGCAAAAGTAATGCCTGATGCCGTTACAGGTGCCGCATTAGATCCGGTTGCGCAAATCAACCTGCAAGAGCAACAAAAGCTGGAAGCGCTCGCTAAATACAGAGCAATCGATGTTCAAAATGTTCAAATTTATGAAGATGCTAAAACCGCAATTCAGGAACAAGCATCTAATGCACGACGGAAGATTGCTATCGAGGAAGCCAATGCTCAGGCTGCTGCGATAGGCGCGATATTAGGCTCAGCTTCCCAGGGTTTCGAAAGCCTTTCTGCCATGATCCAAAACGCATCCGGGAGGAGTAGCAGTTCTTACATCGCTATGTTTGCTGCGGCAAAAGCATTTGCCGTTGCACAGTCAACGTTAAGCCTAAACACCGCAATTATGCAGGCCATGGCAGATCCAACAGCACTTACCCCTGCGCAAAAACTTGCGAACTATGCAGCCATCGCTTCGGCTGGAGCCTCACTTCTCTCCAATATCGCTAGCACGACCATGAGCGGTGGTCGCCGTTACGGTGGCGGCGTATCAGCGGGCAACGCCTACCGCATTAACGAGGATGGGCGCTCTGAAGTATTCCAGACAGCTGGTGGCCAGCAGATGTTTATCCCCAATAAGTCGGGGAAAGTTGTCTCTGCTGATAATGCTGGCGGGGGAAGTAACGTAACTGTTCAGCAGGTTAACCATTACCATTTCGAGGGCAGCCCGGACAGCCCGGCAACGTTAAAACAGTTCGATAAGATTGCTTATAACGCAGCCTTGCGCGCCATCAGTAATGAGCAGCGGCCTAACGGGCTTCTACGGAGAAAATAATGCCTGAAATCTTCATCTGGAAACCTCAGCGAGGCTACAGCGCCGAACGCACCCCAAACGTGGCCGTCGTGAAACTCGGCGATGGCTACGAGCAACGCCAGAAGAAAGGCATTAACCCGCTGATGTCAAAATATTCGCTGACGTTTCGCGGCGTTAATGGGCCGTGTCGTGTGAACCCGGCGAAACAGGCCGAGGCGTTTCTGACAGCACGAATGGCGGTGGAGTCTTTCTACTGGACGCCATCGGATACGGGGGTGCAGGCGCTGTTTGTGTGCCGCTCCTGGAATATGACAAAAACCGGGCCGCTCTATGAACTGACGGCCATTTTTGAACAGGTACCACGATGATGAAAGGCTGGGAAACAAAGAGTGATCAAAGAATCATGGAAAATATATCCTCCGTGGACACACCGACCCTTTATTTAAAAACGATTGAATGGAGCAGGTCAGATGACTTTAAGAAAATAACTATTCCATGGGTACCTCTTTATCGGTCTGAGAGTGTTTCGCATGAAAAATCACTGTACGCATCGCTTTTTCAGCTTCATAGTAGTTTCCTTGTTGGGCTGGTTTAGCGAGGACTGGTGTCAGATGACTCAGATAATTTGTAAATCCCTTTTTTGTTGGGATCGACAACCCAAGATCATAGCCTTGTGACATAAGCTCAAATGCTATGGTCAAAAATTCGTGGGACCAGAATCGCGAATGTCTAATATTACTTGTTGCCTGAAATATAAGCCGTTTATCATCTAAGCGAATGAGAAAACCACTCATATCTGGTCGCCATTTATCTTCAAGATTGGGAAGTTTAAGCCAACCACAATTCCAGTCTTTACATCCTTTTGGTCTTTGAGAGTATATATTGCAGCCGCCACCCTCCTTAATATGTTGACACGGGACGTCAGGCATCTTACGAAGCCCCTCATAATCAATTCGTAGATATATACAGCAAGCTGAACATGGGCCACATGATTTAACTTGTTGATTCATTGTTATCGACATCGCTTACTCACCCTGAGGATCAGCCATTCCTCTGATATTGGCATCCATACCCCAAGCACGGACGGGCTGAGTACTCAACATACCCAACGATGTAAATCAGCGACATCCTGATATACAAACAGTAGCCACCTCCGGGTGGTTTTTTTATGGGAGATTTTCGTGCGCGACATACCTCCAGAACTAATTATCGAAAGTGTCGATGCCGGAGTCGGCGCGTTTATAGATCTCTTTGAAGTCGATCTCCGGCCGTACGGCGGCGATGTTGTGCGATTCCACTCCGGCACCAACGGTTTTTACAACAACGTCATCTGGCGCGGTAACGCCTATCCCGCTTATCCCATCGCTGTCGAAGGCTTCGAGAGCCGGAATGAAGGTACCTATGCGCGCCCGGTTATGGCCGTCGCGAACGTCACGGGTATGATTTTTGGGATGAACCATGATTTCGACGATCTGCTGGGTGTAGTGGTCACGCGCCGCCAGGTGCCGGTGAAGTATCTTGATGCGGTTAACTTCCCCAATGGTAATCCGGATGCAGATCCTACTGTGGAGGCAGTGTCCCGTTACGTTGTCGAGGAGATGACAGAGGAAACCTCAGAACAGGTGACTTATTCCCTCGCAACGCCGGTGGACTGCGACAACGCTATTATTCCGGCGCGGACTATCCTGGCGGATGTCTGCCAGTGGGTGTATCGCGGTACCGGCTGCAATTACGACGGACCGCCGGTCGCAGATGAACGGGACAACCCGACCAGCAATCCTGCGCTGGACAAATGTTCTCACCGCCGCACAGGTTGCCGCTTCCGGTACCCGCGACCATACCCCATGCCAATCAGCAGCTTCCCCGGTTCACAGAAGGTTTCCTGATGCAGGAATTACTCGAGTATGCGGCCTCGTCGCAGGATGAAGTGTGCGCACTGATAATCAACGATACCCGCGTCTACCCGTGCCGTAACGTCCATCCCGATCCGGCTCACAATTTCCGCATCAGCGATGATGACTGGCTGGCAGCGGAGGAGGTGGGAGAAGTCACGGCGGTATTTCACTCACATCCGCAGGCGGTACCGGTGCTGTCAGGTGCTGACCGCGCCATGCAGGTTATGACAGGCCTGCCCTGGTGGCTGGCGTGTAACGGCGAGCTGCGAAAGTTCCGCCCGGTAGCACACCTGCTGGGCCGGAGGTTTGCGCATGGGGTGACAGACTGCTACACGCTGTTTCGCGATGCGTATCACCTGTGCGGCATTGACCTGCCGGATTTTGCCCGGACAGAAGGCTGGTGGCTACGAGGCGAGAATCTCTATCTGAAGAACATGGCGGCCAACGGTTTCTGTCAGGTTTCTGCAAGCGAGGCCGTACCTGGCGATGTGATTATTCGCCAGCCCTTCCCGGGAGCCGACCCGTGCCATGCGATGATCCTGCTGGACGATAACATGGTGCTTCACCACGACCACGCAGGGCACCTCAGCAGGCGTGAACCCTTCCGCATGGCTTACATGAAACAAACCCATTCCATCTGGAGGCATCACCTGTGCTCATCTTTAGATTTGCGGGGCATTTCCGCAGACATTTCCGCCAGGTCACATTAAACGTCGACACCCCCGCCCAGGGGCTGAGATTACTGCTGGCCCAGTGTCCGGAATTCAAAAAAGACTTTCTCAGGTCGCGGGTGCGCGTCCGGATTGCCGGCGAAGACGTTGCCGCAGATTCGATGCGCTGGCACCTGGACAGGCGTCTGGATGAGGGTTCAAGCGTGCTGTTTGTGCCGGTGGTTGAGGGGGCAATTACCGCAGCCGCCGCCGCGTGGATCGCAGTGGCGGTAAGTGTCGCCTCCATTGCCTACAGCGTGTACATGTCCCGCAACATGAAAACCAAAACCTCAGCCGAGGCGGCGGAAAACAACACAATCACCAACAACTCTTTCACCAGTGCGGAGAACCGCGCCGGACAGGGGCGGCCAGTGCCGATCCTGCTGGGCGAGATGGTGTGTGGCTCTAACGTTATTTCCCTCGGTATCGACACGACAAATAACCAGGACTGGACAGAATCAATAAGTTAAGGTGGCATTATGTCTTCAGGCGGCGGCAAGGCCAGCACTCCCAGACTTCTCGACGATAACCTCAAATCAAAACAGTTTTACCGCGTGCTGGATCTCATCAGTGAAGGCCCGATTTACGGACCGGTTGACCAGTCACACCTTTCTTCTTTCATGCTGAATAAAACTCCCATCACGGATCCTGCCGGTAACGTCAGCGTGAACGGCGTGAGCGTGGCCTGGCGACCCGGTTCGGAATTCCAGAGCCCCATCAACGGTTTTTCCGCCATCGAGGCGACCAGCATCGTTAATACAGAGGTGACTTTCAACACGCCACTGGTCCGCACAGTCTCCGATCAGGATGTCACACGCGTGAGGCTGAATATCGGCGTGACGGGGCTGGTCGAGCAGGATACAAAAGGGAACCAGAAGGAAACCTCTGTGATGATGGTGATCGAAACCCGCGTTGCCGGCGGGGCGTTCATTCAGCAAAAAGTGGTTACTATCACCGGGAAAATATCTGGCGAATATCTGGAGGCGCACGTCATCGAGGCACCAGCAACGAAACCCTTCGATATCCGCGTTCGCCGCATCACGCCTGACAGCAACAGCGACCTGCTGTCCAACGGTACTATCTGGAACAGCTACAGCCAGATTACTGACGACAACCTGAACTACCCCTTTTCGGCTATTGCCGGTGCAGTGATTGACCGTGACCAGTACAGGGACACCCCGGCTCGCACCTATCACCTGCGCGGGCTGATTGTCGATGTGCCGGATAACTACGACCCGATTGCGCGTACGTATACCGGATTGTGGCTCGGGGGATTTAAGAAAGCATGGACGAATAATCCGGCCTGGCTCTTTCGCGAGCTGGTGAAAAATACGCGCTTTGGCCTGGCCCGGCGCGCGGGTTATATCGATGTCGACGACGGCGCGCTTTATATCCTGTCACAGTACTGCGATCAGCTGGTAAACGACGGGTATGGCGGGAAAGAGCCCCGCATGACGCTGAACGCCTATATTACCGAGCAGGCCAGCGCCCGCGATATCCTGGATAAAATCGCCGGGATGTTCCGGGGCATCGCCCTCTGGGATGGCCTGCGCCTCACGGTCATGCTGGACACGCCTCAGGATCCGGTTGCCGCCATTACTAATGCGAATGTTGTCGACGGGAAATTCAGCCGCAGCTCGGTTAAACGGGCCGAAAAATACAACGCGGTGGTGGTGTCCTGGACTGACCCGGATAACGGCTGGGAGCAGGTGAAGGAATATGTTTCCGACGATGCCATGATCGCGCGCAGTGGAACCTACAACGAAACAACGCTTGAGGCGTTCGGCTGCACTTCACGCGGGCAGGCCTGGCGCGCCGGTAAATGGCTGCTGGAAACCGCAAAACGGGAGAGCAGCCGGTTAACTTTCCAGATGGCCCGGGATGCAGTCGCCTTCACACCGGGTGACGTCGTGGAAATCATGGATAACGACTACGCCGGGACACGTCTGGGTGGGCGTATTGTCTCGCACTCCGGCGCGAATATTACCGTAGATGCGGACGTCTCCGGTCTGGTTTCGCCAGGCGACAACATGTCGCTTATGGGCAGCAATGGAAAGTTTGTGAAATACCCCATTGTCAGCGTATCCGGGCGCGTCATTACTTTGCGCAGCGCTCCCGCCTGGGTGCGTGACGGGACTGTTTTTGCTATTTCAGTCAGTGAACTGTCCGTTCGTCTTTTCCGTATCCTGAGTATTTCTGAAACAGAAAATAACTCGGTTTACAGCATTACGGCGGGACAGCACGACCCGAACAAACAGGCCATTGTGGATGAGGGCGCTGTTTTTGAAATGCCCACCGACACCCTGAATGGCTACCGGGTACCGAATATCGAGAACCTTCGCATTCTGAACACCAACAGCGAAACCGTGCAGGTGACGGCGACATGGGAAACCGCCACCACCACCAAAAAGCTGGTGTTCGAACTGTATGTCTATAACGAAAGCGGGGCGGTTGTTGCACAGTATGAAACCGACCAGTTTCGCTATGACTTTTACGGGCTCAGTGCCGGGAATTACATGCTCGGTGTACGTGGCCGCAACGAGAACGGCATGAAGGGTGCCGAAACACAGGTGAACCTGATTATCGGTGCGCCACTGGCACCGTCATCCGTTATCTGGACGCCTGGTCTTTTCTCAGCAGATATCGTCCCGGTTATGCGTGTGACTGCCACTTCAGACACCACCTTTGAATTCTGGTACAGCGGTGAAAATCGTGTTCTTAACCCGGCGCTGATTGAAGACCAGACGCAGTTCCTCGGGCGATCAAGCCAGTGGAATCTTCACGGACTGAAAGCGGATACCACGTATTACATGTACGTGCGGACGCGCAACGCGTTCGGCGTGTCGGGTTTTGTTGAGGCATCAGGCAAGGCGTCGTCAGATATCCCTGGCATGATCGATTACATCGATGAAGCGGTGCGTGATTCAGAGGCATTTAAGAATGTGCAGGCCGGGATAGATTACAGCCTGGAAGCGACGATGCAGAACACGCTGGCCCAGGTGGAAGGGGCGCAGATCCAGTATGAACAGGTGGGACTGGCGCGTGCTGAAATCTCTCAGGCCAGGATTACCATTGCGGATAACGAACGGGCCTTCGCACAGTACCAGGAGCTTGTGGCCGTTCAGTTTGGTGATGCTGCTGCAGAAATCAGTGAGGTTAAAACCGCACAGGCTAACGCCGACGAGGCGTTCGCTGAATACCGGCTTTCAGTGGCGGCCGACTTTAACGGTGTTAAAAGCAGCATTACCACCATTCAGGAGGCGCAGTCTTCAGCCGAACAGGCCTTTGCTCAGTACCAGACGCAGGTAGCAACCCAGCTAGGAAACCAGCAGGCAGCCATCAACCAGAAACTGACTTCTGTTATTACCGATAACGGTACCGCAAAGGTTTCATACACCCTGAATCTTGGCGTACGGCGTGGCGAGCAGCTCTATAACACGGGCTTTGGAATGTCACTCGAGCCAAACGGCAGCGGAGGGTATAAATCGACGGCAGTCTTTGCTGCTGATCAGTTCGGTATCTATTCCGGCAGCGATCCGGGCAGTTATGAAGCCGCTTTCTTTGTGTTCAACGGTCAGGTGTTTTTGCGTTCTGCGTTTATTCAGAATGCCAGCATCGATAACGCCAAAATTGGCCAGTACATCCAGTCCACCACATGGGATGGCACCGGCAATGTGGGCTGGCACATTAACAAAAGCGGGTTTGCGTGGTTCGCCGGTGTAACCGTCA